CCTTCAATCGTTGATGATTTCTTCGATGAGGCGCATCTTACCCGCCTTCTCCACCTCTGTCAACACCCTGATTCGAAAATCCTCGGTGCTCTCGTGGTGGCCTTGCGAGAAGGTTACACCCACTTCCTGCTGAAGACGACTGAAGCTGCTCTTGTTGAGCTGCAGTACATCGTGTACTAGGGAAGACTTCTTGTTCATAGCACCTCCTGTTGTCTAGGGAGTGGCCATAGTACCACAGAAATATTTTTCGTCAAGTCTTGACAGATCGAAGTTGTGCATGGTAGGATAGGTTGTCCGCCCGAGCAAAGCGAGGGTAAGAGCTTATAATACTTAGAGAGTATATATTACTACATGATGTATACATCATGTATTTTACGTGTGAACACTGCTTGACATCTCTTCCTACTCGTGTATCATGTGCCACACCAAACACAACACTAGGAGGAACACATGGAATTCACTAAATTCTCTTCGCTGGAGAACACCTACAACGCCAAGCTGATCAACATGGTCCGTGACCAATTCGGTGACAAGCTGTTCATCGTCACTGAGAAGATTCATGGTGCCAACTTCGCATTCTACTACGATGGCGAGAATTTGCAAATCGCTTCTCGTAACCAATTCGTGGACACCACCTTCTTTGCCTGTGCTCAGGTTGTAGCCGCCTGCGAACTGAAGATCAAAGCCCTGTACAAGCTGTCGTGTGCTCCGGGCCAACTGATGGTTGTCTATGGTGAGCTGGCTGGTGATGGCATCCAGCAAGAAGTGCAGTACGGTGCCAAAAACTTCTACGCTTTCGAGCTGGTGATCGATGGTGAGGTTCAAAGCAAAGCTAGTGCTTTCAATCTCTTCTACCATGCTGGCCTGTCCCATCCAGAAGTCATCTACGTGGGCGACTTCGAGAATGCTCTGGCTGTCAAGGAAACCTTCCAGAGCTACCTTACCCCGGAGGACTTCGACGAGGAGAACGAAGCTGAAGGTATCGTGATCGAGCCGGTTGAGCCAAGCTTCTTCACCAACGGCAAGCGTGTCTACCTGAAGAAGAAGACCGAATCCTTCTCCGAGCGTAAGGCAAAGAACAAAGCTCCTGCCCCTGTGGAGGTGCCAGAGAACGTCCAAGAGCTGTTCACTGAGGTGTCTGCATACCTCACCGAGAACCGCGTGAAGAACGTCATCTCGAAGCTGGGGGAGGTTGGTAAGGCCGATTTCGGTAAAGTGCTGAAGCTCACTGTGGAAGACGCCATCGAAGACTTCGAGAAGGACACTGAGCGTCACGTAGGCAAGGAGCTGCAAGCCTCTACTGGCTGGCTGAACAAGCTGCTGGCCAAGCAAGCTACTTCCGTAGTGCGTGCTGTGTTCCTGCCGCTCGTGGCATAAATCGCAGACAAACAAAAACCCCGAGGCACTTCCTGTGCTCCGGGGTTTTATTTTGCATTCCGCTCCAAGAATTCCCTATCCTCTATCAAGCCAAAACGTCTGTCCATCGTGAATTGGATGTTGGAGATTTGTTCTTGCACTCGGCCTAGACGCATCTCCTGATCCCTTTCCACCTGTTGAATAAGACGGGTGTAGTCTTCCTTCAGGATTTCATACTTGTAGTCGTTGTTAGTTACCCTTGCGGCGTATGAGACTAGAAGTCCAATCAGTACCAGATTTGTCAAGAACATAGCGGAAACAAGCCCGATGAGGGTTAGTTCATGTGTTCTTGCCATTTTAAGTTATTTCCTTTGGTCTTTGACAGACTGAAGAAGCATTTCCAAATACTTGTTCGTCATGTCTTGCTTCATAGCCACATCACTGATTCGAACATCCATGTAAGTTGTTAGTCGCTTTTCAACGTCAGACAACTTCTGCTCTGTTACAGCATCTCTTTGGAGCGTGTATACACGATCTTCAAGTTTGTTGAACTCTGTCTGTTGCCAAGCAACAAACGCTAGTACGAACGGCAGTAGAAACTTAGAAGCAAAGTCTAAGAAAAGAATGAAACCGCCTTGTGCATCATTTTGTTGGGACATTGGCAGCTCCATGTAGTTTTAGTTGTTTATCGATCCACTCATTCAGTAGGCGAGTATTGTTGTTTGCCCTTCCGAGCGAGATGGTGTTCTTCACATACCCTTTGCTGATTTCCTCTTTGCTTGTATCTTTGACACGAGCAACTGGAATCTCAGTTCTTAGTTCCGCTGGCGGGACAAGCACTATCAGCTGGGTTTGCTGTGCAATAGGCTGCGTCGAGCAACCGCTGAAGCTGAAGGTCATCAGCACTAGGCACATTAACAGCAGGCTTCTCATTGTGAGGTTCCTTCTTGTTTCGTTCTAAGTCATCGATAGCCTGTACAAGACTCCCGAGAGTTTCGTGCAACTCCTCAGTTTGTTTTGCAGCTTCGGCTGTTGTGTTTGCAGTGATTGCTGTTGCATCTCTGAGAAGAGATAGTTGTCTATCTTTCTCTTTGATGATGAACATCTGTTGTTCTAAGCGAGCATCTAATACTTGCTTCTGTCCGTAGAAGCTGTAAGAGAGATACCCAGTGAACAATGCAATGCTCAGCAGTCCTGCAATAATGAAGTAGTAAACCTTATTCAGCATCAGCAACCTTCCCGTCTAGTTTCCCATCCGACAAGTCTTGCTTGATATAGCGCCCGACACCAATTGCAATACCGAGTCCAGCACTAATCCAAGGGAACAACCCCGGAGCAATAACTGGAGCCAATACTTCTAGGTATGGTTGTACAATCTCAAGTACAGAAAGTAGTACGAGGAATACACTCAGAACTACCGTACTTGTCTTGTGCAGGCTCTTACTATTTTCTGCAACTTTCATAAAATACTCCAAAGTGAAGGCGTCCCTGCCAATTATCTTCCTTATTGCATCAGGGCTTTTGCATACTCTTCCATGAGTCGAGTATCGTACCTGTTTCTTTTGTAAGCGGGGCCATTATAGCCTCGTGCAAAAGACTCCCAATCCAATGCTTTCAACGAAGCATGAATTCTAGGGTTTGCAAGAATGAACTTGACAAACATGTCCAGATGCTTTGCTTCGCTCTTGTAAGCGTCGTTGATGAAGGCTTGCAGAGTTTTGTAGCCAAGTGCTTTCCAGTGGTATCCCATGATCTGGAACAATCCCCAAGAGCAGCTTTCTAGGGCTGCGTCTCTGTCGATCTTCACAGCCTCAGCGAGCCGTCCATGTTCTCCAGCACCACCAATGTATCCGCCCGGAGATGTATTCACAATCTCTGGACGGTCACGAACGATGATACCTTTGTCACGAAGACGACGATTGAACACATGGCGTTCAAACAGGATTACAGGCTCTCCAGAGGCCAGAAAGCCCTTACCCCTACTCTCCACCTTAACCACGGCCAAAATCGCTGCTACGGGGCAGCCAAGGGCCTTAGCGGCCCTATTGTAATCCTTGTCTGTGAGCATATTAGACTCCGATGGCAAACCAGAACCACCCAGTGGACGTGTTACCGCCTCTGTTCGATAGGGTGAACCCGGCTAGGTCAATGTTTCTGACGCGGCCAATGTTACCCTCGTTAGGGAAGTTCTCGATGTTGGTTAGTTGAATGTTCAGAACAGCGCCCGTAAATGGGATACGGAAGTTGACACGTTGTTCATCAGGTCCGCCACCCATGTTGTGTGTACCCCAAGCAAAACGTAGGCCGTTGAAGAACGTCACTTCGCCCGTTCCAGCCAGAGCTGTAGGGAAGAAGCTAGCCATGTTGATTGCGTGGTTGTGTGTACCACCGCCAGCAGTGTTAGTCGAGAAGATGGATAGTGTGCTAGGTGTACCCATGTTCAGGGTCACGTTGTTGATCAACGCACCACCACCAGTCAGACCGTTTCCGGCTGTCACTGTGCGTGTGTTAGGTACAGCGTTGACAATACGTGGATCATCACCGGCAGCGACTGTTCCAGCTGCAGTTCCAATGTTTGCAGTAGCTGCAGTTCCAAGGCCGAGGTTAGCACGAGCTGCAGGAATGTTCAGCAAGTCTGCCAAGTTCTGCCCAGAGCGCAGGAAGTATAGTTCACTCTGTACCGCAGCACTTCCAAGTCCAAGGTTTGTACGGGATACAGCCTTGTCAACCAATTCACTTAGGTTGTTGGATGCGCGGAGGAAGTTGGATGCGTCTTCTGTTGCAATAGAACCAAGCCCAAGGTTGATTCGAGCTTGAACTACGTTTGTCAGATCAGACAGGTTGAATGCACGCTTCAGGTAAGTTGCATGGCCCTTCAGAGGAGTAACGATGTTTGTATCGTTTGTCCCTGCGGACATATCCAAGCTGGACGCAATCTTAGCCACACCCGGAGTAGACTCTGTGGCCTGTGTGATCAGACTGTTGATTTGATCGAGACGAACAGCGTGCGAGCCTAGAGTTGCAGGAGCAACACTGAACACTTGAGACTCAGACCCGTTCAGGGCTGCAAAGCGAAGGTCGCTCTCAAGCTTAGAGTAAACCGACAGGTTGGCACGGGCAGCTGCTACGTTAGCAATTCCACTAAGTGTGGCGTAGTTAGTTAGCAGTGCGTTCAATTGGTTTTGAACAATGGCTACACTTCCGAAAGGCTCGAAAGCTTCTGTCCAGTACAAAGAGTTCAGCGGGTTAACTGGGTCAAAGTTTTTGTGAGTGCTAATGCACTTGTAAATCTTACCGTCACTCCCTTTGGTGTAGGAAATTCCACCCTGATACTCCGTATCACTATCCCAGACAGGAACACCGTGCTGGTTTACGTGAGCGTTAAACTGATCCTGCTTGTTCTCAATGTAGTTTGCAGTTTGGTATGGGGGAAGCTCAACCACCCAACCCTGTGCAATCTTAGAGTTTGCAGGAGGTGTTTTAATACCAGAGGTCGCCCAAATAGTGGACATACCTGTTGGCTTAGTGATGTTTGGCATTTTGATTCCTCAAAACAAGAAGGGGCTTGCGCCCCTTATTCAATAATTTCTGGCTCAACATCTTGCCACTCACCAACCCACTCTCCAGTCTTCTTGTTTCTTTTACCAACAAGGAAAGGAGCTACGCATGGTTGAGGAGGTGCAAGCTTTGTCCAGTTTTGCAAGCCTTTTGTTTCGAATGCGTCACAAACAAACTTGCCATTTTCATCTAGTTCATAGAACATTCAAGTCTCCTTATACTGTGAACGAAATGCCGAACACGCCGTTACCGTTACCCGAAATAGTCCCACCAAGTGCTGGTGTGAATCCAGTAGAAACTTGACCATTTGTGTCAACCCTGATTTGCAATGCGAGACTTCCGAGCGTCTCTAGACCCCAGATCATCGTGTGACCAACAATCGAAGATGGTCGGAAACCTACAGGGAGTGTGAACATGACTTGCAGAGTACTTGGAGGAGCTGTTCTACCAATCGTTCCGGTGATCGTCACAACATTACCAACTTTACGGTAACGCAGAGCGTTGGCGTCATAGTACGAGTTGACCAGTGTTGGGCTCAAGAACCCACTGTCTGTTGGTGTTGTCGCAATAGTTACGTTGGCGCTTCCATCGAAAGATGCAGAACCGTTTACAGCACCAGATACTGCGATTGTTCGAGGAGTTGTCAGCTTATCAGCTGTTCCTACAGTTACAGCCGAAGTAGCAGTACCGTTCAAGTTACCTACGAATGTAGGAGCCGTAACAGTTCCAGATACGTTCAAGGTTCCGGTAACTGCAACACCAGATGTTGTCACACGAAGACGGCTTGTGGCACCAGTAAATACTTCCAGCCCGTTTGTTGTGCTGAAGATTACGTTATCGCTCAGCGCTCTTAGCAACCCCCCACCAACACTCCCATTACCAGTCTCACATACGATTCGAGCGTCGTAGTCAACAGTTGTTGCGCCAGCGTTGAAGTCAATGTATGGGTAAGAGGCTACGTTGTCAGTACGACCAATTGCCAAATTGTCGATGAAGTTACCGCTATTTGCGAACAGCCCCCCAGCTGCGTTACGCTGAACGATCTGGTTAGCTACCGAAGTCACAGAGGCTACAATCGTTGCAGAGTTTGCAAGACCAAGAGCAGTTCTTCCAGAGGCTGCAGTAGTTCCCAGAGCCAGCTGGTTTCCGCTGTGCCATCCTTGTACCCAAGCAGACCACGTTGTCGCATAGCGACGTGTGTACAATCCGTTCTCAGTTCCAGATACAGCGTGGAAGACTTGAGACTTGTTGTTTGGTCCGAAGTCGTAGTGGGCAATGATACCATCAGCTGCGACAGGAGCGCCAGCGGCCAAAGCGTTAGCCTCAGACACACGGTACAGGGCAGTTACGTTCAGGTTGGTAATAGAATCTGCAGTCAGCAGCTCTTGCATGTTACCAGAAGAGCCCCAGCCCATGAAGTTGTTCAGTGCTAGACGGCCAGCAACCGTATCGTAGGCGTTTGCCTGAGTTGTTGCAACAGCTGCGTTACCGAGTCCGAGGTTTGTACGTGCCCCGGCAGCATCCGAAGCTCCAGTACCACCATCGGCAATTGCCAGATCAGTGATGCCAGAGATGCTTCCTCCGGTGATCGAAACACTGTTGGAGTTCTGCACCGCCATAGAGCCAAGGCCCATAGTGGCACGGGCAGCTGTGGCATCAGCATCATCCATCAGGCTTCGACCGAATGCACTCAGTGTTGTCAGAGCAGCCGTAGAGGCACCAGTAAAGTATGGCAGTTGGTTGGCAGCTGGGGTTACACCAGACAGAGCAGTCAGTGCGATGTTGGCAGCTTGAGCCGACAAAGTTGTGCGGGCTGCAAGAGCATCAACATCGTCTAGGAGAGTTCTGGCAAAGCTTGTCAGCGTAGTTGTGCTAGCAGAAGAGCTTCCTGTGAAGTAAGGTAGAGCGTCAGTAGCAGGAGTAACACCCGCAAGAGCCTCTCCAGATGCTGTAGAGTTTACGAAAGCTTTTACCCAGTACAGTGGAGCTAGGTTAGGCTCTTGGTTGGAGTGTGTTTGGATGCACTTGTACACCACGTTCTGGTATTGAACGTAAGACTTGTTGATGATGTACTCAGTTTCCGCATCCCACTCTGGGAAACCTTTCTGCAGGAGGTACGCGATGTTGTTGTCAACACGGTTCTGCATCCAGTTCCACCACTGGCGAGGCACAGTTTCTACTGCCCAACCAGATTCAATTTTAGCAATATCTGGTGCTACAATGTCACCAGATGTGGCCCAGATGTAGGCCATAGACTGCTTAACTAGATCGACCATAATGTCCTCTTAGCTTATGTGATTAGGTTTGTCAAAAATCCGCCAACTTCTGGGTTGTCCAAATCACCAACACCCATGCTTCCGGGGAAGCCTTCAGTGGCGAATACACGACCAGCGTTGAATTCAGAATATGTGTACTCCACTCCGATAGTCTTAGGGAGTAGTGTTCCAACACCCTGCAGGTCGAAGAGCAATCCTCTTTCAACAGCAGAGAGAATCTTACCGATACCAATTCGAGCCTTACCCGTCTCTTGTTCATCAATGACAACAGTAGACGTACCGAACAAGAACTTGTATGCTTCGATCACGTCTTCTGGACGCGAGAGAGTTCTGTTCTTGATGATCTTGGCTTTAAGGATTAGACGGTATTCTTCGTCAGATGGGACTCTGGAGATTCCAGTTGGGGCACCGAGACTGTACCAAGGGCTACCTGCCGCAGGGTCTGTCAAGCTACCAAAACTTCCGGCCAAAGGCTCAGACTGGAAACCAAAGTATTTGAATAGTTCAGCAGAGACGAGGCCGCGTGGGCGGCCTACAATCTCACCGATGATATCCAGCTGCACTCCAACAGCAGTGTCGATGCTACGCTCTTGCTGTAGTTGACGTGCCACTTCCTGAATCTCGGCAAAACCGGATAGAAGGAGCTGGATGTATTTGTCGAAGATCGGCTTGTTTTTGAACTGTTCTGTATAACGAGTTCGGGCTGTTGCCAGATAATCTTCGATTTGGAATTGGTTTACAGCCATAATGCCCTCCATTATACTACAGTTACTACGATATTGTCAAGGTCAAATGTTGCAACTTCGTCAAAATCGATCACAAGGTTTGTTGTGCCCACTGGGCTTGGAGATGTTCCAATAGTCAAGCTGTTAACAGCGAAGCCGGGAATACTGTTGACCGGAGTGTAGAAACGAGAATAGATCACGTCATCTCCGATGAAGTATGTATCTTCACCGTAGGTCTGCACCGCCTGTTTGATCTGGGCTTGAACGTCACCCGGCATTCCACCCGTATCTGTTACTTCGATGCTTACATAGATAGGCACCTGAGTTGGTCTGCGGAATGCAATGTTGTGCGTGATTCCTTGGCTATCCAGAATGGCAACAGATGTGTCACCAAACGACAAGATACCCGTAGGCTTGTTTTGCCAGATAGCTTGTGCAACAGCTGTGTTCAAGCCTCCAAGAACAATAGGCATGAAGCTGTGTGCCGGGATACCGAGCATGTCTACGGCAGATGTATCATTCTCGTATACGATAACGTCGGTCACACCGTCCACGTTCTTCAGGGCGTCAACCAAGCTCTCGATGATGTTAGCAGCCTGTACGAACTTCGAGTTACGGAAACGCTCTCTCAACTCCTCGTCAGTCTCCATGAATCTGCCCGGAACAGCTGGCAGAGGGTTAGTTACCCCCTCCCAACCCGGAACAGGGATTGCGATGGTGTCGATTGTGTTAGCAGCTTGTCCCAGAGTTCCGATAGTATCGCTCACAGCTACACCAAGTTTGGCAACCTTGAGGATGCTTAGGTTCTCCGATGTTGTGAAATACACTTGCTGGAATGGGTCTGTTCTATCAATCTGCAGAAGATTATCTACGATTGTTGTAGTGAATGTTCCACCAACAGAAGAGTCGAATGCAACTTTCAGTGCAGATAGAATAGATGCCTCAGTTGCGCCAATACCGCTGGTAATCTCGATATCAATGAACGATACGTTGTCTACCGAGTAGCTTACACGGTATACAGCAGAGTCTTCTGCTACTACAACTCCAACACTAACACCAGAACATTGGTTTGGAGTAAGAGCCACAGAAGATAGTACAGAGAATAGACGCTGTGTTGTCGAAGAGCTAATCTTGGCAGCAGAGGTGATCGTAGTGTTTACGATACCGCGAAGCAAGACTTGAGCAGTAGTTGCACTCTCACCGAAACGACTGATACCAGACAGAGCCACTAGGTTATCCAGAGCAAACCCTGTAGCTGTGGTTGGGTTGAAGCTGTTGTAGATTTGTTGCAGCGCTTCCCACAGATCAGCTTCCGCAGGAGCAACAATACCGATCATACGGCCAAGAGCTGTGTTAGGGCCTACGTCTACAATGTCGCCCGGCTCAACTTGGTCAGAGAAGATATCTTGTGCCAAAGCTCTGCGTGTTTCCAGTACGTCTGGCAGACGAAGAATTTCTAGACCTTCATTAGAAAGACCAGCCATTATTGTTCTCCTACGAATAGTGTGAAATCAATTGGAACTGTTGCACCATTGGCAACACGGACCACGAAAGAAAGGGAAAATCCACGTCTGGCAGAGTCCAACTCACTCTCGTAAGATAGCAACTCGATAACACCGGGATCATTGATGATTGCAGTTTGGAAGATGGCATCAACTGTAGTCTTGCTACGGACCTTGTTCAGGATTTGCTGGAAGTATGGAATTCCAGTATCCAAGTCGAGAAACCATTCTCCGAGGAATGTTTGAAGTGTGATTTTAAGACGCTGAGCTACAACGTCTTGCTGGGACTTCGTTACTAGCGAAGCCCCGTTTACAAAGACAACATCATGTGTCTTCGGATTAAGCAAGATATCCATGTGAACCTCTTAGTTGGTAGACACACCAGAAGTACCAGTACCCGGAGTAACATCTTTGTGTTTGTGCAGGTTGATGTTGATACCGTCGAGAGTGTAAGTACCAGTTTGTGTGTAGTCTCCAGTTTGCAGGATATTTCCAGTCCAGTTAGTCACTGGAGAAGAGATTGTCATACTGCTTCCTGCAGTGATAGAGATGGAGTTGCTGGCGTTCAGAACGAAGTCCGTACACACAACCTCCACCTTCTCTTGCACGGTAACGGTGGCGTTCTTACTGTTGACAAAGGCATCCTGATTTGTGTTGATGATGATGTCACCATTAGGTTTCATTCTCAGTTCAACTTCAGTGCCAGTTGCAATGTTGTGAGCAACTACCATGTCGGCAGTAGAGTGCGGCCAAGAGCGTACAGCAGCACGGTTTAGCGACTTACCGAAAGGGTAGAGGCCGGGGATTGCAATCGCATCTCTGGAGTCCATTCTGCGTGCATCACTAGCTCGCTGAGGAGTTCCAGACCCTTGTTTGAAGTTGTCCATGCTGCTCTGAGAGAACACGCACAAAACCGTATCACCAACAAATAGCGGGAAGCTGAGCATCGATGTTCTTCCTGTCGGGAAGACAACAGGCACTCCCAGAATCTGCGTATGCTCTTCAAAGCTTCCGTCAGCATATTGCTGCTGGATGACAGGCTCAACATCCACACGCAAATCGGACAAGGAGTTTGGGATGTTCGTAATTCGGCAAGGGATTGCCGTGTACATTCCACTGGCTTCACGATAGAAACTCAGCTTCAGTAGTTCTTCAAGTGTTGCAGAATTCATTATGCCAACTCCACATCGAATACCTGAGAGCAGACGCATTCAACGTACCAGTCGTTTCCACGGTAGTCTCCGAAGTAACGTAGATCGTTGACTCGGTAGAATCCGTTCAACTGCGGTAGTACGCTGGATTCGAGACGGATTAGCTTGCCCGGCATGATGCTAGGGTTAAGCAGCGCTTTGAATTGCACGCCAGTGCGTCTGCGAGCGTCTGTGTTGAGTTTTGCAGTGTCACCCGACACGTAGTAAGGGATGTCGATCAGACCCGTCTCATTCGAGATTAGAGGGGCTTCCGAAGAGTCCTTACTGATCAGTCCGTTTTCGTCACTGATGTACAGGGCTCCGTTATCACAACGCCACTCTAGCTTGTTCTCGCGGCAGAAGCGGTCAAGCATCTCTCGTGGGCTTCCGTTCAACGGGTATCCAAACATCACCAGCTTACGTAGCGAGTCAGATACATAACCGCCCTTGGCAATGCCCGGCATCTGCTTGCGAATCTCTTCAATAACGTCCTCGTTGGTTTTACCCGGAGCGACGATAGATTTGACACGAGAATGGTTGAGTTGGGAATAACCCTCTCCGAGGATGAACTGAGTAACTTGATCAGGTCCATTTTTAACTGTGCGGGTTTCGACTACGTTACCTGTCAGAATAGTTTGAATACCAGTATCTCGGTATCCGACAGACAGGGTGCATGTCAGAAACTCAGTCTCAAGTTTCCCTAGAGTCTCCCGAGACAGGTTTGTTACTTCCACAAGAGCACGGTTTCCAGTTCTCTTGTTGTCGGAAGATTTCTCTACATCGAATCGAACTTGCAGATCAGTGATTTTCAAACCGTCTCCAGTCTGGTAGTCACCGATAATAAGTTCGTAAAGTCTGTCTCTCTGGAGAACAACCATATTACTCAATTACCTCGTAAATGTAGTAGAGTTTGAAGAATTGAGGAATGACAGAGGAGTCTAGCGGATCAACTCGGGTTTCAATGTTGTTTGGAACTAGCATCATGTACCCGGACAAACTCTTACTCGTCAATCTATAATCAACGAGAATTGGGTACTGTGCTACCAACTTCTGTCCGAGGATAACTGGAGTGCCATCGATATTTTTCAAATCGAAGTGCCAGCCACCATCTCTTTCATTCCAGTAAAAGTTGAGGGTACGTTGAATACCCTCCAAGTTAAGCGTGTATCTGTAGTAAGTATCCTGATATAGTGGAACTTCTGTTACAGAATAAGTTGCCATTACAGACCTCCAGCTAGAACACTTACTCTAGTTTTTTCAGAGTTCTTTTGTGGTTCATCTTGGTTAAGAGTTGCATCAGAAGTTGTACCTCCGGCTGCAGCTTGCTTACCTTTGTTCTGCTGTGTTGCAGCCTTCTTAGACACAGATTCAGCAACACGAGTCTTGATACGCACCGAAGTAGAAGTGGCATACTTGACTCTCTCAATAGTCATAACCGGATACACAGCATCACCGCTGTCTGCATCTTCCGAGAAGCTTAGCGAAGTCATGACACAGTTTGTGTAAGCTGCACTGATCGTCTCTCCGATGAAGTCCAGCAAAGTGAACTGCTCTCGGTTGTTGAACATTGCAATCAGGTCTGCCTGAACAGCTAGTGCAGGCTTCGCTAGGAATCTCTCTCCAACTTCGACTGTCGGAGCTTGTGTTCCGAAGAACTGCCCGATAGATTCTGGAAGGAAGGAAGTGATCCCAGCGTTGTCTGTGATCATGATGTTCTGGTATACAGAGTCACCAGATGCGTCATCGTAAGTTACTGGAGTGTTGTTCACGAACTGCTTATTTGTCAGTCCGAACTCAGTTGCTTGTTGTGCATCAATCAGTGGACGGCGAAGGTTGAAGTCGGCATCCGAAAGGACGCCGCTCATGTTGATCACTTCGTTGTCGATTGTAGTGTGGTCGGTTACGACAGCACCAGTCTCAAGAGGGTGCTTAGAGACTGTACCGGAGAACTGCCGTCCAATAGATAGGACGGCATCAAACCACAGCAAATCTCCATTATCTCTTTTGATAGCGATTGTCATTTGCGAACCTCTACAAGGTTGGTTTTCGTTTTCTGCATAAGATCATCCAGAGCTTTCTTGATAACTCCAGCAGTCTCCTCTGGGCTCTTAGACCCATCGACACTAATCTCTACTCGTTGAATAGTTTGTTGATTGGTCATTGGGATCATGGATTTACCAGCAAGTGCCTTGTCTTGTGCAATAGCTTCCGGCGTAGTTGGTTTGTTCAACCTTTCTGCAAAATCATCTTTGAAGAAGTTGATGGCGCCAGCCAGTGGGTTAACTGTACCAAGTGTCTCCAGCATGTTGTTAGGAGATGCAATGTCCTTCATACCGGACGCATCACCATTACGCAGCTTGAAGATAGCGTCAGCCAGTTTGTTGAATGCCTCGGCCAGCTTGGTAATACGATCAACAGCGTCCCAACCGAAACCAGAACTATCCATCAGATCGATCAAACCCTTCAGACCTTCAAGAGATAGGTCAGCCAACTTGAAGACGTTCTCAGCCAATTTGGCCATAGCACTTCCGAAAGCTTCGAGTCTTTCTTGCTTATCAGGAGATAGCGACTCAAACCACTTACCGAACTTGCTCTCACCACCTTCTAGGTAGGTTACGAAGTCTTCAACCGCCAGTGCTAGACTGGAGATTAGCGTTACCATTCGTCCGAGTGGAGTCAGGTTGAATAGTGCCGCAGCACCAAACGCCATGATCTTACCTTGGGAAACTCCCAATCTCTCAGCAACAATACCTGTCGCCTTTCCAAGATCACCGAACAAACGAATAACGGCATACACAGGTTGCATCAGGATGTTGAAAGCTTCTCCCAACCCCTTGGCAGCCCCTGTGCTCTTCATCATGTTCTCAGTCATCTCTCTGAAGAAGCGAGCAATGGCTTTATCGAAGCCACCCTCAGAGAATGCAACAACTGTCTTGTCGAAGGCTGTGTTGAATCTCTGTTGCTCGGCAGCAGTAGACTTCATCGCCTTCTCAAGAGCACCGCCCTGCTTAGCTCTTTCGAGCAAGATGGCAGAGAACTTCTCCAGAACATCCTTGGATTTTACTTCACCATTCTCCATCGCTTTGAAGAGTTTGGCAGCAGCGTCAGAGTCTGTACCAAATCCGGCAGCTTCAGCCATAGCAGAGATTACACCCGGAGCACGTTCGGCCAACTGGCCTTTAAGTTCTTCGGACATGATCTGGCCTTTGTTCATCATCTGCTCGACAGCACGCATGGTGCCCTTCATCGCTTCAGAGTCAAGACCCATTGTACGGCCATAAGAGGAGATACCAGTGAAGATGTTTTGAACTTCTTCTGTCTGGAATCCAGAGGTCAGACCAGATGCAAGCATCTTGGTGTAAGACGGCATAGTCGCACGTTCATGCAGACCAAGTTGTTGTGCTAGGTTGCTGAACCAAGCTTGTTGTTCCTTGCCAGCCTCCGGGCTTCCCATTACAGCTGTCATAGCCAACTGCTGAGCTTGAAGCTCTTGGTTGATGCGGTTCAGTTGAGACACCGCAAAGGCCCCTCCAAGGCCCGGCACGAAGCCTCTACCCCACGAGGCTGCTGCCCCAGCGACCCCACCAGTAAGGGCGTGCTGACGCATTCCTACGCGGCCTCCTGCGCCACCTTCACCGCCACCACCGCCTCCAAGGTTTCCTGTCAGCTGGATTTTGATCTTGGCTTGTCGCTCAATCTCTTTCAGTACGGTGTTGATTTCTGTGCGGAGAGCTGCACGGTCAACCTTCAGTTGAATCTTAGGCTCAAAGCGCATTGTACCGATCTTGCCTGTCACGTACTCCACGGAAGCTTTGACGTTCTGGTAGAACTTGTGCTTCGAGATGTCCGCAGACAAGTACAACTTGAATTTCTCTTCTGTGCGCTTTTTCCAAGCACGCAGAGCGGCGTCAGCTTTTTTCAACTTCACATCAACTGGTAGGTCGATAGTGGTAGACTCAAGCAGGCTACGCATTAGTTTCTTTTGGGCATTGAGAGATGCGATTGGAATTTTCACATCTTCAATTTTGATTCTGGCAGTCGAAAGCTTCTCAGAGATTTTATTCACTGTGGCTGTCAGGGCTTCATTCGAAACCCCAACATTCTTCAATACCAGCTTTGCATTTCTTGCAACTTGCAGATTGTCAGCCAGAGACTTGGTATCAAGCCCAACCTTCAGCATGATTTTCTTTCCGGCAAGTTGACTTAGGCTGTCAACTTTCTTAAACACTCTGTCGAGGTTTGCTTCGAAAGTTTTTAGTGGGCGGTTATCAGCTTCAAAGCGAAGTTTACCGACCAACGTAGCAATAGTTTTTTCACCTGCCATCACATACCTCAGTGGTTATTGGCCTGTTCCATTTTAGCTCTAGCTTCTGCAATCGCACGAAGTTCTCGGTCAACTTCGATAATCTCTAGCAGATCGTAGAAATCTTGTGTGTTGTAGATAGTCTGAAGTTCGTGAAGAGTTGCAAGCTTCAACTCGCTGGTGACTACCAGAAACAAGTCGAAGTCTTGCGAGAACTCTTTTTGCAGGCGTTGAGTCTTTGGGTCAACCGGCGCTACAATAGAGCCCGATCCCGAGGCTGGTTGACTTACGGCAGAGTCTCTTCGGAACCGAGCATCGTAAAAACCGATCCGAAGTTGAATTCAACAACTTCCTGCACAAGCATGAAGAGCTTGTCATATTCGCCAGCGAACTCCATATCGTAGTTGATCGCTACGCTTCCCTTGGTGGCGCTAGTCGCCAGTTCACGGATTAGCGATTCAACATCAACAGAGTCGATGTTATCGAACAGAGCGCCGATAGCACCGCTCAGTCCTGCTTCACGGTAAGACGGAAGTGCTGGACCGATCAGCTTACCAAGCTGCTTCAGTACGCGAATACCTTTGCTAGCCGGAAGCTGAGTGATCATGTACACGTCATCTTTGATTGTTACTGTTTTTTGAGAAATCATATTTCACTCCTTAGAATAGTCCGCCAACAGCGTCAGCTGCGTCAGAAGCCAAGCCTCCAACTGCATCGACAGCATCTGTTGCAAGACCAGTAATGTTGTTGAGAAGGTCAGTTCCGAATGTGCTAGACAGCAGATCAGAAGATTGAGCACCAGCCCCTGTGATAGCCCCATCAGTTACGTTGAGGATTTCGATAGTCCACATACGAGTGTTGAACCCGTTAGAGTAGGCAATTTCAGGGAGAGTAGATACGTAAGCTTCTTGGCTCTGCAGCAAGCTACGCCCAGATACGTCTGCGAACACAAGGTCGATACGAGCTGTTTTCTTTGTACGGTCTTGTGCGAGAATCTGGAACAGAACATCATTCGTTACAGAGGTTTGTAGAACCTCGATGTTCAGCGTTGCGCTGAGGTCGCGGTTGAATACGCGAGTGTGGTTTCCACGGATGCCTCTTCGAATTGTGAAGGTGGCTGTGTTCCACGAAAGGGTGACAGAGTTTACTCCGGTCAGTGTATAACCAGAGATAACGATTTTAACATCAGAAGGCGAATATGTCAATACTGCCATAGATCACCCCAGCAAGCCGAATTGTTTCAGTGTAGGAAGTACGCTAGAGCCAAGCAGCAGCGCATCCTCGACACCAGAAGTCTCTCCGTTGCCACCGATAGTCAGGGCAGCCTCGGCACATCCGAACACCCAAGTACGGGTTTCCATGCCATTAGAGAAGGTAACATCTGGAATGCCTTCAATCCATGTTGTCGCACTGAAGAAGCTTGTTTGTCCGCGAGTATCTTTGATCATCATCGGGAACTTCATCATGCGAGTCACAACGTCGATGTTGTGCAATACAGAGAGAATGTTGTTTGTTGGGCTACTTTGAGCCAACGTCAGTTCAACTCTGTATCCATCGTCATCGTGATAGAGTCTTTCACGAGTCCCGTCCATAGCTCTTTGCTGTTCAAAGGGACGCATGTTCTTGACGATTTTAACGAATGTACCGTCCACATATCCAGTAACTGTGTGCAGCCCAGACAAGGAGACGATTACGTCAGTTGGTGAATATGTGTATAGTGCCATTTAAAATCCTCCATACGAAAAAAGGGGCGTAAATGAATACGCCCCTTTTCGAATTACAGCCAACGATCTGCGACTTGAACACCCAGCTGACCAAGGGCCGCTGCGTCTTCAGGAGACAGAATAGTGTTTCCACCAATGGATGTGTCAAGCAGCGGCGCGTGGATAACCCAATCGCGTGTCTGCATAGAGTTTGCAAACGCAGAGCCCGGAACAACACCGATGTAGGCTTCTTCAGAGAAGTAACCAGAACGTCCGCTGTTGTCTACCACACGGATAGAGAACAGGCCATTACGGCTTGTGCGGTCTTGCTCGTACAGTCCCATCAGGATATCGTTAGATGCCGATGTTTGCTGCAGAGACAGAGTGATTGTGCCAGAAGTGTTTGCGTTGTAGATACGAGTGTTAGTGTTGTCTGCACCAGTATACAGTGTGAATGTATCTGCGTTACGATCAATCGTTACAATCGCATCTTCGCTAAACCCACCGATAATGTGGGACATACCTGTGCTCTCTTGAGTAACAACAATGGTTACATCGTTCGGAGCGTAAGTGGCTAGACGAGTTGTAGAAGCCATTTAAAGATTCCTCTTAGAAAGGGGGCTTACGCCCCCATGATTAGACGGTAACGCGACCAGCGATAGACACGAAGTGAATAGCACCGGCTAGGCGGGCTTCAAACTCGATGCCGTCGAAGATACGTTGAGCACGTAGGTTCGGAGCAATCGTTGTAACGTCAGGGACGTTGACGATAGGAGCTGGGCTGTCAGCCAGACCACCAACACGGATACCTTCACGCAGCTGAGCACGTACTTCTGTTTCCAGAATAGTTGCACCGGCTTGGGTGTAAGGAATCTTCTTGCTGTTAGCCAGACGGAACCAGATACGCTCACGTAGGCGAGCTTCCAGCCAGTCAACGAAGACCATAACGTCAATCCACTCTCCACCGAACATCTTGGCTCCGACAGTTACGTTCAGGCCACCAACATTCTCGTAGGTAGTTCCGTTTTTCAGTTTGATGTTGCTAGCTTCTGTGTCAGACAGGGTGCTTACAGTGACACCGCTCAGAGACTTGTAGGCCCATGTGTTAGAACCCGGACGCTCTTGCAGCTGGTATCCGATCAGAGCACACTCAGGGAACTCAGTGTTGGCATTGGCAGACCAGATACCGAAGGTACGCTGATATCCAAGGTCTTGGAGTTTGCTGAATGTGTCAGTAGTGCTTCCGCTCTTGATAGTAACGTCAGAGCTAGAAGTTCCGTAGATTTTCTTCTTAGCTTCGATTGCTCCAGCAAGTGCCAGAATAGTCGCTTCAGTGTGGTCTTCTACAGTCAGAGCATACCAAGTATCGTTGGCGCTTTGAACAGCTTCTAGGCTGTCGGTCCAAGACTCGGTAGGTGCTGTTGTAGTCAGGGTCATTCCTGCACCAACTTTGATAGACCAGTCAATAGTCGAAGCTACTGTCAGAGTTCCGTCAAGGTTGTCGGTCACAGTGATGCCTGTGATAGGAGATACATCGTAAGTATCTTTCAGACCTTCAGCAATCAGGATTGCAGTAGTTGCAACACCGCTGGTGAAAGTGAAATCAACATCGTTGATTGTCAGAACATACGAAGTTGCATCAGTTACAGTCGAAACTGTCACAGTTGCAGAAGGGATTTGACGACGACCAACTACGATCTTAGTAGGACGGATTTGCTGTCCAAAGAGCTTAGTTGCAGCAACATAGACGCTAGAAGATGTTGCGAAATCATCGGCTACAGCCTCAAGAGAGGTGTATTCACGAGCACGCTCTTTCCATGCTGTGTGAGCAGCGATGAACAGGGGCACGTTAAAGTTTGTTTGGGACACAGCCGCTGTTTCGCGGGTGATGTTGATCGTAATAATGTCGGTTAGACGAGTCATTATCGGCTCCTAATTAAATTTCGATAGTTGAAGTGATCTTGTAATCTGGTTCTCTACCGGCGTCGTTGTAAACGCCAGTAATTCCAACACCAACAATCCACTCGGCTTCTTCCACCAGTTGAACTGCGTAGGCGAATTCAGTATCCAGTTGATAGAACATATACACATCCGTCTCTCTTCTCAGAGGAAGTCTTTCGATAGGATTGTATTTCATGAGGGACAAGTTGTTTACGTGCTGAAGTTCAAACGATTTTGGCGTTCGAAGATTAATCTCCAGATCGTGGATCATATCTCCAGCTGTTGTATTTGTGTCGTTCTTGCCGACCAACTCGAAGCGAACCTTGACTTGGTAGTTTTGGATTACGGTAGTTGTACCGCTCTCCTCAAGTGCATCGAGGCTGACTAGACCAGAGCGTTGCTCTCTACCAACTGCGTCAAGACGTTTCACGTCAACGACGAGGTATGGAGTTTGAGGCTCAGGCCCGTTTTGATATGGGAAAATAATTCGCCAATCGGGGAATAGAAGGCTGACGAACCTGAATAGGCTGTCTTCCAAATCCTTGTAGATGTTCATATCACGTCAACTCCACTCTAGAACAAAGGGCTTTGTAGTGATTCATGACACCCATTTTGTAGTCGATAACTTTCATCACCTCATACATATCACCATCCCACATGAAACGATCAGCAGCCCAACCATTGGCACCTTCTTTGAGTTGGCGTAGTGGTTGCCCTCTGGTGTAAACCTTGAGCACGGCCTTAGATCGATCCACTTCAGGCAGCAGAAGTGTGTCAGTAGATTTGAGTACAGGCTGTACGTTGCATACAACTTGCACTGTCGTAGTAGTTCCCGGCACAACACGGCCATCAACATACTGCGAAGATTCTTGGCGGGTAACATCGATAGTGACGTTACCAACTAGAAGTAGAGGAGGGTTCAACATTACGTTCTCTCCACTTTGAACTTGACGGATTCAAGCATCTTGCCAGTGAAGACAAGTGGGTCGTTGAAACCTTTGATTGCAGCCCAGCGTTCGCTGTTGGCTGGCGTTGTCCAGTCTGCAATGTTCATCTGCATCACGCCAACAACGTGTTGGCCGAGAAGGTTGATACGCTGCTTCGTCAGGCGTCCCTTGTCGAGAACATCCTCAAATACAGACTGCATACCTTTTGCGTAGAACCTCACGTCTGTGGCATCGCGGAAGGTCTTCTCCATGAATGGACGATCTGGAACTAGGTTGCCGAGTCCACGCTCGTTGTACCAAGCTACCTGTGCGACAGATAGGTTGTCATTCTCAGGTCCATACTTATCCTCTTCGAAAAAGCCTGCCCAAACTTCTGTGCCATTCAGGTCATCCAGTCGTTTGATCAGAGAGGTGAGACTACGCTTATCATACGATCTAGCCACAGCTCACCTCATGCAGAGAATACGTCTTCTGGGTTACGGTAGGTTGGATTCAACTGGTCATACAATTTCTTGTTAGCGTTGAAGCCAATGAAAATCTCGCGTACAGCGTTATCGTTGTTTAGATCATTGTTCAGCATATCGGACTTGGAAATACCACCCGCATACGGAACTGCAATAGAAATAGACAACTCTGGGTTTTTGACCATATCCTGAAGTGCTTGGCGGTAGTTCTTGAACCACTCGCTTCCGTACACTTCGATATCACCCGTGCGCTCGCGTGTAAGTCTTGCAAGTTTGAACAGGATAGCTCGTGCAGCATCTAGTGCAGCTCGGTTCTCGTTGTTGTTGAACTTGTCGAGGAAATACTGGTAGTCAGCATCTGTGAGCATTTCCATGTCATCCCAGATGTCACCCACCATTAGGCGAACACGGTCAATCGGGTTGGTAGCAGGATTACCTGTGTAAGGCATCTTCAACCCTCCTTAAACAAAAGAAGGGGGCACGAGGCCCCCTTCAGTTGGCCCAACTTAGGTCAAAGTAGCTTTGACAATCAGCTGCGGACGACGCAGGACGTTCAGGAAGTTGGTTTCGGTTTCGATGGTGATCTTCTCACCCTTCGGATCAGCGTACTCGAAAGCGTAAGCTTCTTGGCCGATAGTACCAACAAGGTCGAACTTGTCAGCTGGGCCGAAGTAAGTTACGAACTCCTCGCCAGTTGCACGAGGCATGAAGTATGCTTCGCCGGACGGGATGTAACGAGTTACTGCAGCACCCGGAACACCGCTGAATCCACCACGGTATTCGATGAACAGAACGCCACCGAAGTAGAACTCACGGTAGCGAGCATCGAAGCCGTTGGCTTGCAGACGGTCACGCAGGATTTGCGGCTGAGAGGCGTAGTATTTGTACGCTTCTTTCATGCTTGGGTGTGCGATCAGCGCAGAGAAGAACTCTGGAGAGCACATAGCGAAGATGTCACCAACAATGCTTCCAGTGAAAGCGTTGTCTTGGATGTGAGCGATAACTTCTTCAATCTTGGCGATGATATCAGTTGTACCAACGTCCAGCTCGAAGCTCAGCTCTTTACGAGTTACACCGAATTCGCTGTACCAGTTGTAGGCAACAGTTCCTTGCGGAGCGTAAGCAGTACCAGTTGTGATGGTGTGCATACGAGCTGTTTCCAGAGTAGCAGCGTGAGTCATACGGATACGCTCAAGCTTACGGGCACGTACAGCATCCAGAGTCTCGGCGTTCTGAGAACCGTAAGCACGCTTACCGATCAGATCACGCGGAGTGATGTAGTCATCACCTGGGAAGTGCGGAACAGCGAAGCTCATCAGCTTGCGACCGTCAGCTCCGTTCAGCATGGCACGTTGGCCACGTACACGGTCTTCCAACAGGCCGTAAGACTTGTTGATTACTTCAAGAGTAACTGTCTCTTGAGAGATGCCTTCAGTGGCGAAGACACCCAGTTGCTGGCTCAGACCCCATACGTTGGGAACCAGCATCAGGTTTTCTGTCAGGTCGGTTAGTTCGAAACCGTTGACATAGCTACGGATAATTGCCATTAAAAATTACTCCTGTGGATGGTAAGGATTAGAAGCCTTCGTCGGCGTGGATGCCAAGGGCTTTCAGTGCTGCTAGGGCAGTAGTCTTACCACCAGCGTCAATTGTTCCGAAGACCAGCTTGTCTGCGTTAACTTTGGCAGGGCCACGAGCCAGCAGAAGAACTTGGGTGAACTGGCCAGTGCCGTTAGCAGCAGAAGTCAGGTCGGTCATCAGAATGTACTTAGCGTCAGCTGCAGTAGCGGTTACAACTAGGTCGTAGTTGCTGTCCAGTACAGAACCAGTGACAGTGGCACCAGTGACAGCAGACTTAGCTGCTACTTCACGGCAAACGCTGCTAGAAGGCTCGTACTCGTGCTTCAGCCAGTCGCTTAGGCGTTGTGTATCGGTTGCGATAGTAGGCATTACTTTTCTCCAGATTACTTACCAGCTTTCACGCTGGCATATTTGGCTTTGAGGATAGCGGCAGTACCGTCAACCTCTTTTTGGTCTTGTTCACCAGCACCGGCAACGCCAGTCTCTTTGAACAAATCGCTTTCTTCGGCCAGAGCGGCTTTAGCAGCTAGTTGCTTAACAACTGTGTCGAAAGCTTCTTGAGGAAGTTCGCCAACAGCTTTGAAGACTTCTTCAATCTCGTCGTCAGCAAGTTTTGCAGCTTTCAGTGCATCTTTGCGAGCAGCAGCTACAGCAGCAGCTTTCTCTACACGGAAGGCTTCAACTTCGTCTTGAAGAGCTTTCAGAACAGTCTCTTTTTCTTCGATTTGTGCTTTCAGGATTGCTTCAGCGTCGGCAACGGCCTTGGCAAGAAGTTCCTCGTGAAGAGCTTTTTCAATCTTGTCCATACTTTCCTCGGGTTGATTAGAGGTGATTTTAAGGTCGCCCTCTGGCAAAGCCGAGGACATAGCTTTCTCTAGTTGTTCTTGAGCTTTCAAGATAGCTAGAGTATCCTCTGGAGAAAGATCACGAAGTGCAGAGTCAATATCCTGCGCCTTGTAGACATTCTTCAGAATGGAAATTGCGGAAACTTTCTCGTCAATGTATTCTTTGTAGTGTGGGAAGCTATCATCGTCGTAGCTGCTTTCGAATCCGAGAGCGACTGCGAGGATTTCAGCATCTTCCCAATACATGCCAAAGAACTTACGAAGGAATTCGTGGAAGCTTAGAGATACCGTGACCTCTGCTGCTTCTTTCATAATCTCTTCATCAACGTCGAGAGCTTTGTATACGAGGGTTGTAACTCCATTGGCAGGTCCACCTTGGTGCTTACCTACAAGAGCTACGTGAGCACCTTCGTGCTCAAATTTGATATCTGTCAGACGGCGTTTGGCATCAGTCATCTAGTTTCTCCACCATAGCTTTTGCGCCAATGGACACACCGTTAATCTCTCCAGACTTAACGCCCTTCCAGATCAAATTTCCAGACTCTGTTTCTGGGAAGTACCACCACTGCAGCCATGTGCCTTTGGTGATAGTCACGCCAGTGTCGAGTTGGAACTCGGCCGGTGTAATAAACGATTGCACAATCTTGGCCTCTTCTGTCTCCACAGCGTGGAACAGGTTGGCCTTATTGCAATATGTGTTGAAGTTGTTGCAGGCTTTCTCAACTTCTTCAGCAGAGTAAGTATCTCCATGAAGATCAACTACATCTGGCTCCAGTACAACAAAGAGAGCCATGCGTTGTTCATCGTCAAGGGCCTTGGTAACTTCTACTTCAGGCCCAGTATTTTGCTTACTTCCACCAAAGAACTTGTCGATAACTTCTGCAAGAGCTTCTGCAAAAGTGCTACTCATTGCTTCTCCTATTAGTTCTCTTGGTTAGCGCTAGAACTGTCACGAGTTGCTGGTGATTTGGAAGTGCCTTCTCCAGCTGTCTTCATGCCGTCTCCAGCACGAGATTCAGAGTTAGGGATCAGGTCTTTGTCAACTTCTTGGTCAGCAGGTTTCTCGTCAACACCCATAGCCTTACGGATACGGTTAGCAATCTGACGATCAAACTCAATACCACCAACAGAGAACACACGCTGAACAGCTTTGGAGTATTCTTCGAGGTCGATGCGATCCAGTTCACCATATTTCAGCTTAGGCAGCTCTTCATCTGGAGCATACCCATTCAGAGCAAACAGCTGAGGAACTAGGTCATTGTTCAGAACGTCTTCGATTTCTTTCAAGCGGCTTTCAATGGCGAGAGACATGATGTTGGTTTTAGCCCCTGCGAGAGAGTAGCTACCAACTTGGTCTTGGCCCATCTTCAGCATATCCGCAAACAAGGTCATCAGGATTTTGTTGTCCCAACGACGAATGATTGCGTCAGTGTCGTACATCTTGCTACCTTGTGTAGAGGTCAGCTCGAACTTGAACAGAGGTTGGCGGGACTCAGGATCAAATGCTTGTGGCAGGATCATACCGCTTTGTTCGTTGTTCTGGATGTTACGAATGATTCGCTTGTAGTATTCGTAAATCTCTTTCTCTGCATCGCTTGCGTCTGCGCTCATGTAGCGTGGCGGGATGTAGAGAGTTGGCATACCGTTCATGTCACGGGTAACACCAACAGCTTCTTGCTCTTCGATCATTGTGCGGTACTTCCAAGCGAAGTAGCAGTTGCGAAGAGGAGATTGGCCTTCTGGGTTATCGCGCTTAGGGTCAACACGGAACAGAAGGAATTTCTTGCGAGGGATGTTAATCTCGGTGCTCTGAAGTCTTGCAACAAGATTAGAGTACCGGACACCGTTCTCTACAGCACTCAGGTCTTGCTTAACTCCGAGCAATGTTCTACCATCGTCAGAGTACAGCCATTCGACTAGAGTGTCTTGAGAGCGGATTGGAAGTTTCCAGATTCCGATCTTTCCGTCATTGTACTTGCTACCATTGGCATGCAGGCGACGGCGATAAACTTTTTCGTGTACAGAGTAGCCGTATGTGAACTCAGAAGTTACTTCCTTGATAAACTCACGGAAGGTGTGCTCCATGTCTCCGATGCACTCAAGAAGGAACTTGCCCTTCTGCTTCATAGCCTCATCAGGCTCTGTACCTACATCAACTCCCCACTCAACTTGACTAACCATCATTTCAAAGAGGGATAGAGCAGAAGAGATTGTGGCATCTTGTGCCATCAAGCGGAAAGTTTTTGTAGCTTGCGGATAACGAAGTTCCTTTCGGCTTTCCTCGTAGATCACGCCATTAACTTGTTTCAAGCCGAGAGAACCAATTTCACCAAGTCTCAGACGTGGGATAGTGGCTTCTGCTTTCTCAACTGTCTCTGGCACAGCTACTCTCCTTATCTATAAATAGCGAATGGGTTTTCACGAGTCATATCCGGTGGTAGGAAGTCAGGGATATGGATATTAGATGCGAGGTGTGTGAATGCGTCACCAGTTGCGTCAACTTGGTCGTCTTTGACATTTCGGCTTCCATCGAAGCGTTCAAGTTCCGCAATGTAATCTTCATTCCACGGACCTCTGACCAGACGTACACCTCCAGACTCAGCAACAGCAGCGAATGGGGCGAAACGAGTCACCTTGCTCTTGTTGGTCTGTTTGATGCGGGCAACATATCCATGCTCCGCTAGGACACGTACAAGCTGGGCAGCGTATGCCTTACCAGCGGCTCCGGGGTCACATGGGATCAGGATTGTCGTCTCTACACCGTCTCTGCGGGCCGTCTCAAGGATCAGGTCTTCCACCCCGCCATGTCTGCGTCTATCACGCACAACGTCTTCTACGTAGTAGAGGGAGTGTTTGTCCTTGGACATTAGAACGCCTGCAGTCCAGTCAGGATTAGGGTTTGTATCGGAAGGTAGGGTTCCACTGATGTCCCACGCTCTAACGCGCTGGATGGCGTTTATAGGGGCCAGTGCGACCTCCTCTACCCATTCCTTCTTGAAGTACCCGCTGCTCTCTTCACGAGCCAGCCAAGAGCCATGCAGAAGGCGAGCCTTCTCAACACGTCCCAGACCTTCCAACCAAGCAACGTACTCGGGGTTGTGCTTCATCAGAACCGGGTTGTCGTAGACGTTGGCACTGATGAATTTGAAGGACAGGGGTTTTACTTGGCGTGCATGGTCTGCTGGAAGATCAGCTTTACCGTACTTCGCAATAGCTTCTTCTCTGCTGTCAGCCCACAGCATCTTACCGTCTGCAACTACGAACCAGCGTACAGCGCCGTCTCGCTCAGGAAGTGGAATTCCAGTTTCAGGGTCAAGATACCATTCAAGCCATTTACGCAGGAAGCTATCATAATCAGGGTTACACGTAATCTTCATATGCGGCATTACTTCAGGGCACTTCGGGTTACGCATACGAGACATTAGGTATGTTACCATTGCCTCTTCATATTGTTGGCCTTCGTCCACAAGGAACAAGTTCACTTCACTACCTTGGAAGTTGTCTTTGGCAGATAGTGTTTCGAAGTGGCGAAGGTAGATACGGGCTCCAGAGGAGAATTGGAAGTACCCGTCTTTGTCTTTCCAACGAACTTTGGGATCAAGTTGTTGGTAGAGGCCC